TCGCCCTGCACCAGTTTGATTTTTTCAGCCATTAGTTACCCCCTCACCGCTGGATTAAGTGATACACGCAGCGGTACAGCCCTAAAGTCTCTAATACGTGCGTTAGTTACAGCTTGTTCATAAATGAGTCTATGAGCTATTGCAGCATCCATACTAGACCACATTTTTCCGGGCACTTTAGCTAAACGCCAGATAGCGCCGCTTACTAACGCATCGCCCCAAGTTTCATAAATCCAAGTTTCAACACCAGTGGCAGTACGCGACGGCTTTAGCGCCACGGTAACATCTAGTGAAAATCGTTTATCTGGAATATAGAATAGGCGAATAGCGGTATCGTTAACCATCCAAAACTTAGAGGGTTGACCCTTAGACATCATATCTGTCTTATTTAACAGACGTGGGTCAGTATGCGTTAGTGTCTGGTTATTACACACCACCCATAGTGGGGTTTCAATTACTGCGTCGCCTTCGATATCGTATTCTGCAATATTAGGAATCGTATACTGCGTATCCAAGGTTTCGCGCCAGATGTGCGTACGTGCACAGAAATCAGCTGCTACAGCAGCTAACGCCGTCTTCATAGTGGAATCAGGACAACCCGGCAAGTCCGGGGAAAGCAAGGGGATTATAGTATCCCAAGTAGTAGCCATTGTTATTACCCCGGTTGGGCCGACTGGTCACTCTGTGTCTTAGCACCGAGAGAAGCCAACATAGCTTGGTAGTGTGCCATAGCTCTAGTGGCGTTACCAGTTTGCTCTGAGTCTTTAGTGTATGCGCGATACAGCATGTAATCTAGCAGGGCATTAGCATACCCGTCGTCTACATTGATTACCGTAGTAGTTGAAGGGTTAGTAAGCTGTGGTTCAGTCAGTGTGTGCGGTAATGGCACTTCTGAATAAACTACCTCTATCCTTGAATCTACCGTAGCTGGCGGATAGACTAAAAATTGCTTAGGTAGTTTAGGATCGAACATATACCGCTCCGCGTTAACAGAAGCTATGTCGTTCAGCCAATTAGGTAGCTGCTCGTCCATACTACGCCGGTCGGTTACGCGGATTGCCTTCTTATTCGACGTAACTGCCGTGTTGTAAGTAATTTCTAGAACACGCTCTGCCCTAGGAAAAGTACTAGTAATAGTCTGTCTAAAGCCAGCTGAACAAGAGTGAATACCTACTTGCGCGTTAACATCGGGGCGGACATTTACTAATTCTCTATAGGCGTCGTTTAGCCAAAGTTGAAGTTCGACAGCAGTCCAGCGAACAGCCGTAGTGTCCTTCAGCAGTACCTGTGCCCTACTTATAAGGTCTACGACTTTCACCGTCGCCATTTTTAGCCTCTAGTTATCAATATCACTAGGTACAGCAGATACGTCAATACCAGCCGTAAGTTCGTCGGAGTTTACCACAAGGTCCACAACTTCTGGGGTAATTGTCTTGGCTACCTTAGCACGCTTAGCTGGCTCTACCTGTTGATCTGCTAGCAAACGTCCAGCTTCCGTAAACTCCATATCATCGCCTACCAGTTGGCCAATAATAACGTACTCACGCCCATCTAAAATTCGTGCGCGACCACGGCATATTTCACCACCCAATTTTTCTACAAGTTCATATACAGTCATATCATTTCCTAATAAAAATAGGGGGCCGAAGCCCCCCATAGTTAGGTTGCGGAACCTACTTGCGCCAACACCAAAGCCTCTGGCTTGACAACTTTGCGGCCATAAACAGCCAAACCGCGAACGATATCACCGAAGTCCGATTGGTTACGAAGTGGCTCGGTCTTATTGACGGTCATTGCGAAAGCAACAGCGTCTTTAGTACCTGCAATCATCGTACGGCGAGCTTTAGCACTTGCCACTGTGCCGCCAGTTGCCGGATCAGAAAGACCAGCAACCAGAGCTTTACCTGCAGCACCGCGTGGGAGCAGGTTCGATACATAGACCGTAAAGCGGTCGAGCATACCGATCTTGCCGGTACGAACGATACTTGTCTGGTCGCCAGTGAAGTACGCTTGGGCGATATTCGATTGCATCAACAGATGACGATCGAATGGGGAGATTACCAACCAACGACCCGACTCAGGAACGTTTTGCTCGTCCAGAACCGAAGACATACGCAGGATGGCGTTCAGCACATTGGCAGCGCTCGACTGATCGATAGGGGCGATATCCGTACCAAGATTATAGGCAGCGGAGATAGCACCAGCGGTACCGCCTTCGTTAGCAGCAACAGGGCCTTCGGTCACAAACGAGTTGAAGAAAACTTCATTCTCGATAGCGATTTTCAGTTGCTTAGCAGCGTCGTCGGTGAACATGTTCATCAGGTCCATGTCGGACTGATAAGCCAGAACGTCGTTAACTTGAACGCCAAAGTACTTACCTTTATTCACTTGCATGTCAGTGAAGATCGGTGTTGGTACTTCGTAACTCAGGTTGTTACCTGCCTCGTAGTCGGTGATGCTGATAGAAGGAGCAGTGCGGATACGGATCGTATCGCCTTGATTCTTCAGCTCGCCTTCCCAAGTGGTGTTAGCCACTTCGGACAACATCGTGTTCTGGTAGAACTTAGCGTTCAGTTTGCCAGACCACAGGGTTGGAATAAACGCACCGGAATAACTTGGATTGGTGTTAAACGGTGATTGAACCGGAAATACAGCAGCCATGATGGCCTCCTATTTAAAGATAAAAGAAAAGTTGGTTTATCTAGGCTGCTGGCATGTACTTAGGCAGTTACGCGTCCGTCCATGTAAGCAGCGTCGATTTCGGCTTCAAGTTTTTTTGCTTCATCAAACTTCTGCGTCGAGTGCAACTGAGTAACTTTCTGGAACATCTTTTCAACATCGCGTGTTGAGTAAAGTTTTCCTTTCTGGCTAGCAGGTGCTTGGGATGCAGCGGTACGACTAGGCTGAACTTGACGTTCGACTTCGGCTTGTTTGGTGTCCACAGTTGGTGTCGCCTCTAAAGTTAATGATCGGAACAAATTAACATAGTACGCAACGCCTTCTGCGTCACCTGAGTTAAACGCGCTTTGCGCAACGGAACGGCGTGGGGAACGTAGAATTGGGTCAAATTCATCAAGCCAAGATACCCACTTAGGATCGTTATTGAGGTTATCGAAATCCGGCACCATACGATGCAGTCTTTGTTCAAACGTCATTTCACCCATTTGGGTACCAGTATGACTAATTTGCTTGCGCAGTTCGTCGTTCTCCGCCTTCAGTGAATCTACTGCATCACCAAATTCCATTGCAACTTCGCGTGCAACTTTACGCTGAACTTCAATAAGATCAGCACCAAATGCCGCTACGTCTTCATCCGTAACAAGCGTCTCACGTTTAGTACTGGTAGTTGGCGTGGCTTGCCGAGTTGGTTTTGCTTCTACTTCAGCCTGCTGCAGCCTCGCAACAGTCATCTGTAGTTCCTTTACCTGAGCATGTAGCCTAGGTACCTCTGCGTCGTACATACCTTTTAGGGTACGGTACTTTTGTTGCCACGTTTCTTCCGATACTTCCGGTGTGGTAGGCTCGTTCGGCTTTACTTCAGCGATTGGCTCATTAGGAACTGATGTATCTGGCTCTGCTTGTTGTTCCGGCGGAGGTTCCGACTCTAAACTAGGTTCAGGTGGCTCCGACTGCGCAGCAAGCTGCTTTTCTAACTCTTCAATCTCCCGCATTTGTTGCTCAATCTGCTTCGGTAATGCCATTTGTAATTCTCCTTTTAGCTCCAACTCTGCTTTCAGCTCCTCTTCCGGTGTGCTTACGACATAATGGTTTGCTTCGGACTAATAAAATGCGGTTATTTAAGCCGCTCCAAGATTGCAGACGATTCTTCAACCGCCTCCAAAAAATCTTGTAAAACTCTAGCTTTTCCCTGAAGGCGTCTAAGAATATGCTCCTCGTCTGCCAACATAAGAGATGCTTTTGTTTCGTCTAGTTTGTGTTTAAAGAGCTGAATAAGACCTTCGTTCTCAGGCAACCGACACTTATTAAGCGCCTGTATGTGTTTACGATCTGGTCTATTCTCAAGAAATAGATTCATATACGATTATGTACCATCCTATAAATTAATTGTCAATTTTTGTTTGTTTTTTAGATACCATTTGGTCTAGGGGACATAAAGTTAGACTGCCTACCCCCAGCAGGTGATCCATCTGGCAATGTTGCTGGAGGAGTATTGCTAGGTGGTGTACCTTGGCCACCGCCCCCACCGCCTTGGCCCATAGCTTCCTGTGCAGCGCCTAGAAATGCCGCGAGTTGCTGTTGCAATTGCATAATAGTCTGCTGCTGCTGTTCCATAACAGAAATCTGTTTTCTGTCAGGAACGATTCTGTCAACGTTTCCGTTGAGATTTTTAGCAGCATCGCGAAGAAGTT